CGGGACTTTTCTTTCGCAAAGAAAAGTGACCACCTCAAGAGGTTAATAAACGAAAATTTAAATATATATAAAAAGACAAAATTTTAAGTGAAGGCTCGAGTATTCAACAAAACAGGAGCTCCATGCAGATATCCGAAGGAAAAATCGTCACCAGCAGCTTCATACAAAGTGTAGGCACCGATATCTTCGTTAACTACAGCAGTATACGTTGGAAAGATATTGTCTCCAACTTGTTCGAAGTGTGGGCTCACTGAATCTTGAGAATTGAAACCAACATTAACGGCAACCAAATTACGCGACACAAATGTTCCCCTATTATCGCTCACAGTCCCTTGTGCAATAAGAGAAATAGGGAGTTTACTATAATAAGGTACGGTAAATTCGATACATCCATCCAAGTCTGGATACACCACACTTTCAAAACGCGCATCAACCCTGTTCATTTCAGTCGAGTCTTTAAACGAACGCGGCGGGTTGATAAAACCATTATTTACAACATCTGTATCACGATACACACGATAAGGGATTTGGGAACGCGGTCGGGCTAACACATCAGTGGTTTGTGACGCATTCTTCGAAAAGAAAATTTTATAACGCTTTGACCCGGACCAAAAGGTATATAAATATGAAAGATAATGCAGAAGAGCTTGAGACTGAAACGTTTCCGAAACCACAGCAGAAAAAGCAGTCAAAGTTTGAGCCGGTCCTGTGCCCGATACAAAGTATTTCGTTTGAGTTGCAGGATTTCTACTATTATTATAATCCACAATGTTTGTGCCGAAATATGCTGGGTCTATACCGATTGCATTGACAGTATTCGAAGCAGTATAAGTTAGTGGAATTGGGCCAGGAAAAGCAAAATCAGCACCTGCCAAATCCGGGTATGGGGAAGCTTTCCCTTCCGCAGTCTTGCAAAACCGTTTTATGATTTGACGCAAATTGACAATCTTCTCACCAATACACACCTGTTCGGGAAAAGTAGGATGAATTGGCGCTTTAGGAAACAAATTTTGGGAAATATCTTCGATTTCTTGGTTGACTTTAGAATCCGTACTAGTTTCATTCCAAATCTGCGCGCGTAGAGTGTCAGTCTCATCCACATCTTCCTCAACGGGCGGGGGATAATTTTTAGGACAATAACGCGGATTAGAGGGAATTGCTAGGGAAAAATCATCAGCGGCCGAAATCCAAAGATACATAGGCGCCGACGTACTAACGGATGAGCTTGCCGCTTTTAATTGAGTCAAAACTGTTACAGAAATCATTCCTGACGCCACATCAATATTACGCACATTTGGAGAAGTTTCCCCAAGTCTCACTTCTTTCCATTGTGTAGTGGAAACATATGGCACAACAAAGTCAATATCAGACGACACTGACAAGTCTAACACCCAATTGTATCCATTTTGCTGCTCAGATGTGGCCAGAGTAGTATCAAAATATGAAGGATGAAATGTTATGCGAAGACGCCCAGTATGAAAAGCAGTTTTAGACACAGCAAGTCGAAAACGTAATCCCCCAGTCCATCGTTCAAACATAGAAGAAACAAAAGCCAAAGTAGTTGCATGAATATCAGAACCGTCAACATTACAAAGTCCAGGGTGAACAGGGAAAGTATAAAGAACTGTATTGGTAGTGTGAGTAGTGGTCCAAGAAATCTGATTAGTACAAATACACGAATTGCGCGTCACATATCCCAAATCCATCTCATCAACATCTGTAGAAAACATTCCCGAAGGCATAGTGAGGGAATTGTCAGGAGACGCACCCAGAACTACTCCCCCATCATCACCATCCATATTAGTAAAACCCTTAGCCGGTAAATTAAACATAGGTGCACCGGGTCGCAAATCAATAGGCTTATTCATACCAACACTAGATGCTGCACCACTCACAACGCGAGATATCCATTCAACAGGACGCAAAAAGCCGGACCATCGGGGTACAATATTGGAAAACAGCCGAGCAGTAGTAGCAACACCCCCAGAAATAGCAGACAAACGCGGTTTTGCCAGCTGCACATTCTCCTCTACTGCAATTTGAGCAAACAAGGTTTCCGCAGGGGGACTGGGGAAAGCATCGGCAACACCCTCAAACGTTGCAGGCATAGACAACTCGACATCCTCAAACCACGCATACAACGCATAAGCTGGACCCAACGAAGGAGCGGCACCTTCCAAAGTTCCAGTAATTTGATCCAAATGCAACTTTCCCATATAAGACTGCCCATTTGTCAAGTTATAATGAGACAAAGGAGCACAGTATGGGACTTTCAATTCTACAGAGGAACCCTTGGCAATATCAATCTCTACACACGGAAATCCTGTCTTTGAAGCCAAGGATGGGGCAAGGGGTCTATTGGAATATCCTGCCATTGGATTAAACCACATAAGATACTTCCCTGACATAAAAGGAGTGGCATTAAACATCAATTTAAATCTCAAGTTCCCACGGAAAAATCCAAAATATGCCACCTTCTTGACAAGGTTCGTACTGTTAGTAAAGAGATAATCAGGCATAGGAAGACCAGCAAAAGAAAAGCTCGGAGTCAGAAAACCTCCTGTTAGTCGAACTGGGCGCTTAAGGATGTTCACTATATCATGCTCAAGAGAATCTTTAACAAGATTATTCCAAGCAGGCGCCGTGGAAATTTCGTCCTTTACGTGCACTATTTGTTCTTCATCTTCAGCAAAAGTAGTAATCTGTTGTTGTTCAATAACTCTATCGCCCATAAGCTGCTGATCATCCATCATTCCCCCAACTTGAGCCTTCACATTGTAATATTTACCACGCTTGGCCCGCTCCTCGTTACACTTCCATCGATCAATCTGACAACGTGCACACGTAAGCTGAGACATGATGAAACTAGAGGACAAATTTGGATGACTATTGCCAAAAAGACTTCCGCCACACCATTTACACTTAACAACATCCATTTGTGCTTGAAGCCGCCCATTGTTATTACTATTATTACGATCAATTTCACTCTGAATATAAGAGACTGACTTCAGGAAACACAATTGACACGTACGAGCGCGACGCAAATATGATGCAGGCACTATCTTAACATCAGAATTATACATATAACCTCCACACATGATACAAAATGAAATATCTTTATTTTTACTAGCGATTATGAGAATTAACGCATTCATAGAGGTACAATCAAACTTCTCTAATATACACGCGCCGGTCAGATAGCCTATATTTAAAGTGGCACACATCTAACATAGAACCAAAGTTCTCCACTCACACACATTCAAACGAACGATACGCGACTATTCACACGGGTTTTGCTACAAGCTGGCAACGGCGATAACCAGCAAGTCCCTAAAATAGATTTAATTAAATTATTCATTCAAACGCCCATACTTTACAGCCTCGGAGTGACGATACTCGTTGTATGTAAGAAATTTGGGCCGTTCGGCAAACGTACGCGATGCTGAAACATACTTCGGAATCCATTCGTCAAAAATTTTCTTGCCGTGAATAGAAAGCTCAAACGCAGAAGTCTCCATATTTTCAACTGTTGAAGCTTCTTGATTCAAATCTCCCCTGATCCAATTGGTCATTTCCAACACTGTTTCCATAGCAAGAGGCGCAAGCCAAATCATTTCATCACTACTCCACACAAACTTACGTTTCAGATACGCCACATTTTCAATATCTCGATACTTCACCATCTCGCCAGATTTTCCCTCATCAGTATATACCATTCCAAGTGTTGCATATGCTTCAGCTATCGTCAACTGATTAAATTTTTCACAGATATCGTCAGATATATTTACAACATTGTCATCCCCATACGAAACCATAGCAACATGCTTGTTAAACATTTTCATTGACTGCATAATGGGTTCCTTTTGAAATACCACCATCCAACAATATCGCATACTGACGGAATTGAAAATTGAATTTAAAATAGCTGTAATAGGACAACCTGAAGGTTGAGAATGAGTCCACATGTATACATTATTTCCACAAACATGAATCGAATTAATAATTTCCTTCCATAACACGTGACGTATCAAGGCATTTTCTTCACCGTCATTATAGAATTCATTTACAATGTCTAATATACGATACAAAATAGGCAAAAGCAGCGTCCCATCAAAATTGGAAAAATCTCCCGCTATTACTTTGCTACCTTTCGAGATACACTTCTTAGCTGTCTTAGTCCAATCCTGAGAGTAAACGTTAGTTCCCACAGATATTTCATTGTCTATTCTATTTCGCGTACAGTGAGCCGCAAACCCTAGGAAATACTTTCTAAAACTAAGGGTAAAGTCCATGGGTCCAGCTGAAAATACTCTCGTCTTCCCAATTGCAACTTTGTCTAGAGGACGACGTTCATCCTTAAGAGTATCAATCCAAAATGTAGGGTATCTTATTCCTTGTTTCGCCAAACGCTCTCGTTCATTCATAACAAATTCAACATCTGGAGACAACGAATAAGCATCACTGCCTAACCACTTTGTCTTACCTATTCCTTTCCGGTCGGCTATCCAAGGATACCCGGCGGAAGAACTACGCTTAATGGGCGGAAGACAGTCGTCACCTTCAACACCTGCTACTGCTTCTAAATTAGATAGAATCCGGCAATCACTCTCGCGAATATTAGAACACACAATTCTCATAACATCATTTATAGCTGCGTCCAAATACTCATCATTCAACGATGGTGGAATTTGGCCAGCTTTCTTAAGTCCATTATACATAGGGTCTACCAATTTCCCTTCCACTAAAATTGGTTTCAATGCAGCTGGAGCTGTAAGTGCTTCGATAATTTTCCCATGACACTTGGAATGGCGCAAAGCGGTCTTTGAGGGGCTGGCAGCCTGAATCTTAGAAACGCCCACTGTCACAAAATTGCCGTCTGGTTTCTTTATGTCATCAAAGGCAGCCTGCGACATCAAATACATATCAACGTCCAATGAGATATGTGCCTGAATTGGGAAGGAATTCATAGTACGCAAAATATCTTTCACGGCCAATGGAGAAGCAACCCCGAGTCCAACATTTCCCGCAACATGAATACCAAGAATTTTCTTGGGCAAATGAGAACCGATAGCTATAAGGATAGATCCACAATCTCCTCGCGTTGTTTCCAGGGAGGTATACTCATATCTATCTCTGATCGTCAATTCTCGGTCCCCATCGAAATACGAGATAACATTCTGGTCGAAAGCTTTAATCTCACCATATTTCATCAACGCACCACCATCAAAAGGAACACACAAAACGGCAGAACACCGACCAAAGGATGACATTGTCACTGAATCTGCAATCGAACCTGTTAAATCAGCGTGATCATGAAGGTCCGACGGAAAACACACCAAAATTTGATCTTTGGGACGTTGCGCTGCATCTAAAACTATCTCCCACGAAATTTTCCCAATTGGGAAAATATGTCCATCAGGTACGTTTTTATTATACAACCGCACTCGCGAAGCTAATTTCAAATATGGTATCAGGTGAGCTACAGTTAAACCGACTCTCCCACGAATCATACACAATTTCATTTTCGCTGACCATTTTCCTTCTATTTCCAATTGAAATTCATATATGTTATTCAGCACTTTCTTTGAAATAGCAAACGCATTGGGATCCAATTGTAACTGAGCTTGCAATCGCTTATCTTTCAATTGAAGTGGTTCACTGCTTTGCAATTCCGTTGTTGTAGGCGGTGCGAGCAACAAGGAATTCAATGAGCCAGGAGACGCCATTTTCATCATTTTTCCAAAACAAATGAGACAAGCAAGCTTCTTAATACCATGCAACATGAGAACCGGGTCTGTACTACTTCCACACACGCAACATTTTCCATTTTCATCTAACATATATTCCGCTGTAAGTGAGTCAACTTCCACTGTAGCTTTCTTCACATTCATAGTTTTTGGATCAGCACTAGAACCAAGCTCGATTACCGATTTCTTAATGGTCGCAGTCTTTGGATCAGCACTCGATCCCAGCTCCACTATAGGTCCACTCATCAAATGCGTGACATCCTCAGAAGTCATTTGCTTCATGGATTCAATGCGATTAAGTGCGTGGTTATCTTTTGGCTTCTGATACATGTACCACAAAATCGCAACGAAAGGCACTGCAGCAAGAGCAAAATGATACCACTTCGCAGCTTTTAGAGCACTCTGAGTTTTCTCTAGAATCACGCCCAAACCACTCTGTGTAGTTTCCACACTCTTCTTAAGAATTGTTTGAAGTTGCTTCACTTTAGAATTACGAATTATTTTCCGATTTTGAATAAAATGAATCATACACGGAAAACGTTGTTCAGGGTCCAATTCTAGAAAAGACAAAGGATCATTTTCATCTTTATGATCCAACTTCCATGTCACATGCTCCACAATATCCTTACGATAACAAGCCTGTTCACATAACTCGAGAAATAGTGCGTAACCTTCTTTAATTGTTACACGATTTCGACGAACGGCATCCACAGAAGTGTTAAGCCACAATCGAGTGGGGCAATCAAAAAGATCAGCACATTGTTCCAATCCAAAGTCACACAACATTGCAAAATCCAAGAGCGCAAAATCTTTGAAAGCTTTCACACAATCGCGCATCACAACCACACCAGTCTCTTGCAATTCAGGCACATACAATTGCGCAGTCAAATCCTCGTAATTTGGTGCATCTGCTCGCTCCTGCAGAAACGAAAATAATTTAGATGAACGCTCAAAACGCACTCTATAAATTTGTTCACACTTCTCTTGGAACTTATCATATGACATAGGTGTATTAGATATATGGTGTCCAGTGTGAATATCACATTCCCAAATATTGTACACATCCATTGATTGATGTACCCCCAATTTGTTAAATACTTTCACCGGATCCACTCGCCATACATGAGAAGCTTCACAATACTTAGCATATTCCCT